CCTTCTAAAATAGAAATACTGTCGACTATACCATTATATACAGCTTGATCTTTTGCCCATTTCTCTGTTTCTTGAACTAACCATTCTTCATCATCTGTCTTTTTCTTATATGTTCTTAAAAGCTCTTCACATTTATTAAATGTTGTTTCATTCAAATCATTTCTATTTGATAGCTTTACAGATAATGATTCTATTGTAGGTGGTTTATTATATTCAGAAATATGTGTTTGTATTTCTGTGAAAATTATCTTTTCATTATTATCTTTAAAATATTCTGGTTTTAAAAAGATACCAATAATACTAGAATAATTATCATTATATATCAAATTCTCTAATATCAAACTCTCTGTCCTCATATCACCCTTTCATTAAAGTATCTTTTATTATTTTTTTCCCCTTTTCTATATCAATTGATAAGAATGGTTTATAATTTCTCACCAATTTAATAAAATCTTTTGATGCTGGATCAATTAATTTCTTTTCCATTTGTGAAAGAAAATTCAAAATAATATCAAGTGTTGTGAATGTTTCTACCGATATTGTTCGCGATAACCCAAGTTTTAAGATTGGAGGATGATTAACCTTTTCGGCTACGAACAATTCATCAAATGTTTTATCATATTCCTGCATATATTTAATAACTTCTTCAATATCACGTTTTAAATAAAAATGGAAATTATTCATTTGTTCTTTATATTCCTCATACAAATCACTATCAAACATAGATGGATATGTTATACCATTTGTAAATTGTGATAGATAAAAAAATATTAAATCCTCTTTATGTTTAAATGATTTTCCAAGATTATCAAAAATTTGTCTTTGGGCTGAGAAATTACTATTATGTTCATACTTATTAAATTGTCTTTCCATTGAATCATAAGTCATATTCAATTTACCATTATACCTGAAATAATCATAATCTCTTGTAAAGTGTGCATTAATTGCCTGATATGTTATCCACGCATTAAATGTCTTCTCGTTGCTTGTCATTGTTATCATTCAAGGCTCCTTTGCTACCATAATTAAATTCTTTATAAACTGCTTCTTCAAGTTGTTTCATTACATCCTCTGTAAAATACTTCTCAGGATCATTGATAATAGTTTTTTCAAATGCTTTTCCGGATGGTGTTTCAAACCTAGTCGATACTTTTTTAAAGATACCATATTTTTCTGCAATAGGAATTAAACCGTAATACTTATCTAAACCCTTTTGATAATCCAACATCATTTCAACAATCGATTCTTCTTTAGTCATTCTACCCTTAACTAATTTAGCTTTGATGATATTACCAATAACATTTGTTCCATCTTTGTTTTTTCGTTTCCCTAATGTAACAATAGTTGAGGCCGCATACTTAATTCCTCCACCACCAGAAATTTCTTTCTTAGGAAACATACTGCCAATTGAGTCATATGTGTGGTTGGTCAGTATCAAAGGTATATCATGTCTTGATAACATTAAAGCAAGTGTACGAAATGTTCCCCGAATTAATGGTGCTCGTGTCATATCTCTTTTATCACTACCAGAAGCAACATCACTTGTTTCTTTCATTGTAGAAAGATTACCAAGTGAATCAAGGAAAATCATTATCTGACCTTTTACTCGTTTACTATTTTCAATTACTTTCACACACTGAGTTCTAAACTCTTCTACAGTAGCTACTGGTAATACTACAACTCTATCAGTATCTAAACCTCTTTCTGCAATTATATCTTGTGTTAATGCACCTTCACTTTCAAAATACATAACAGCATTTTCTTTATTTTGTTCTAAAAAATGTTTGGCAATACTTAAGGTAATAAATGTCTTACCAACAGCTTCAGAACCAGCAAAACAAGTTATTTTATTTGAAGGTACTCCGCCATACATTGAACCAGACAGTAACGCATTTAATGAATATGATCCAGTACCAATAAAAGTATTGCTATCCCCAATAATCCCAGAGGATACAATCGAAGCCATATCATTTCCACTCTCCTTGATTAATTGTTTAATAAAATCTTTAACTGCCATTAGTTACCTCCTCAAAAAAATAATTCTAAACTTCCAGTATGTTCACTCTTCCAACCAATAGCATTTAAAATGTTCTTAACAGGCTGAAGAAATGATTTATCAAATTGTGTATCATAATCTATATATTTTTCTAAATTAAATTCTTTTGGTAAAACGGATGAAATTGCAATTACATTCTCACCAATCTTATTTGGCTCTTTAAGATATGCAAATTTAACCTTATCCCCATCACGAATTGATTGATATTTATTTGTTAAATTTTGTTTTTTTAAGAAATGATTATAAAGCAAAACACCTCTTACATGAATTGGTGTAGATTTAACATAAATATCTTTTGAAGATTTATACTTATCAAGACCACGAACTGATCTTGGAAATGCTATATCAATAAACTTTAATTTTTTAAATATATCACGATAGTCATTGATTTTTTTTACAACTGTTTTTTCATCCGTTGTGATAATTGTTTTTATTAATGATTGCAAATTATCACGACACCATTCCGGAGTTGAACTTCTTACACTTTCAATACCCATTATCTTTAGCTTAGGTTCTTTATACGTCACACCTTCGTTATCATAAACATTTAAAATGTATCTTTTCTTGGCTGTCCATATACCTTTATCTGCAATTACTTCACGTTCCATGAACATTTTCTGTTCATAAGCATTTACATACGAATGAAGATTTTTATAACCTTGATTAATATGTAATTGAATTTTATCTTTACAAATCGTATCCAAGAAGGTGATAATCTTAGAAGTTGTCGCTCCTTCCGGAAACACTTCAGTAACCAATTTGTCGAATGTAATATAAACGCTGTCTGTATCCGCCGCAATGACATAATCAATATTCTTTGTTTTTAAAAGATTATTAATATATATATTTATATGTTTTTCAATCCATCTAATGGATAATTGTCCTGACATTGTAATAGCTTCTGCTAAATCAGGATCATAATAAAGGAAATATTGGTTTGCGCAAGCTCCGTAAGCACTATTTAATAATATTTTTTTTGACATTTGAATATTATTATATTTTGCTATATTATTAATTACTTTTTGTTTATCTTTATAATCACCACTCTCTATTTTTTGTTGTTCTTTTAACATTTTCTTCTTATATACTACCCTATCATTATACATCTTTTCCATCAATTGTGGAAGAAAGCCTTGTTTATCATTTTTAAAATGAACACCATTAGGAGTCAATGTTATATTATTTTCTTTAAGATAACCCGTATCTAATTTTTCTTCTAATAATCCACTGACACCAATATTTTTAGAATCAGCACAAACAACACCTTTATATAAAGTTTCCGGACTAATATTATATTGTTGAATCAGATGTGGATAGAGCGAATTAAGATCAAAACTTACTACCCATTTATGTAAACCAATATGAGGATCTTTAACATAACCACCTTCAATAGTTCGTGTCTCGGTATTATTAGATTTTACTGGAATAGCTATTTTCTTTTCTTTAAGAAATCTATATATAATCGACTCCCATGTCTTAACTGGCGAAAAGACATCTTCAAAATTAATTCCAGAATCATAAGCCATAGTAATTACTAAATCCATCAGCTTCATTTTCTCGTCAAGTTTCTTTACAATCTCAACATCTCTGATATTATAATTAATAAACTGCTGATAATCTGTTTTGTATAACTCATAGCCTGGAATTTCATCTTGGTCTTTACTAAGACCTAACTCAACTTTACCAATATAATCTAAGCGATATGATTCTCTAATTTTATAAGTATATTTTTTATACAAATCAAGATAATCTAAAACAGAAATACCAGTAATTGAATACGTTTGATTTTCTTTACCAGCAATTTTTATATTCTTTTCAAATATATTCTTTATTGGTGATAGAAGTTTAGATTCAAGTCCTAATTTTTCTAATCTATTTACAATATATGGAATGTCGAAAAATTTACAATTCCAGCCTGTAACAATATCAGGTGGTGATTCTTTCCACCAATTCAAAAACATATTCATCATTTCACGTTCATCATCCGCTTTAAAATAATTTATAGTTTTATCAGATTGATCAGGTATGTAATCACCAGCCCCAAAAACATAATACTTGTCATTTATACTATTGTAACACGTGATAGAGGTTATTTCTGAATTAGCTGTACGGATATCAGGGAACCCATTATCAATAGATGTTTCAATATCTATATTGTAAATGGTAATTTTTGAAGTATCCCATTTAATTTTTGGATATGTTTCTGTTATGTATTGTGAAACATAATTACGATTACCAAGAATAGAATAATTTACAGTACCATCATAAGAATCAACAAATTCTCGACAGTCTTTGATAGAACCGAAAGTATGTGACCCAAGTGGTTTATTATCTAAACTCTTGTAATCAGATTTTTCTTTTGGTGATGGGAGATACAGGGTTGGTTTAAAATTAGTATAACCAGAGTAATAATTACCCTTGTTATCTATTTCACGAGAATAAATTCTATTCCCAATTTTAGCTACATAAGTATAAAATTTACTCATAATATATATTATACCAAAAAAGATTCAAAAAAACAAGGAACTATTAGGGAACTACAATACCACTACCAAAGGCTCTATTATACTCATTTACGATAGTTTTACTTGGAATAGCTGTTGTCTGTATATTTTCATCTTTTATTGTAAATGATTTATCTTCCGAGTAAGGCATCCATGGCTGGAAAGCAATCTTTTCTTTATCCACTGGAATCATAACAACCGGATTGGTTATTGTATTTGTTTCTTCGTTAAACTCACCTATTAGTTCTTCACCATTTGTTAATTTTACAATTTTTACATTCACGGGATCATACTCCTTTAAATCTACATTATTAATAATGTATTGAGATGTTACATTACCTGTAACACCAATTAAAAATGATTCTATACCAGCACAACCGGATAGAAATAAACTGCCCATCAAAACACATTTACTTAAAAATATCATCGTTTATTTCAGTGGCACTATAAGACTCATTAGTGGTCTTTATTCCAACATTTCCTATGGAATATTTTGCTTGTAAATCCCATTCAGATTTTTCTCCGAACGGTAGAATTTTCATTTGACGAATTGAAACCGTTGGTTGTGCTTTCTCCGGAAATATAATTTCAACCAAGTCCCATTCGTGCAAAAGATTCACAACGGTATTTCTTCGTTCTATATCATTTTCAGAAAGATTGGTTGGCTTACCATCAAGCGCAAACAATTCTTTGAAATGCACAATATAATATTTACCTTGTTTGTGAAGTATATGGCAAGATTGGTAAAGCTTCTTTTCCCTTCGCGAAGCTATTCCAATTCGTGTGAGGGTTTCTTTAACCTTTAGAAAATCATCATCTTCTTTTAATCTCACTTCAATCATATCTTCCATAGTCCATTTAATAATATCTGTCATTGGGCTGTTCCTTTCAAATCATAAATTTATGTAATAACTACATAATATTTATAATATCAAAACACACCACCTTTATCTAATTTATCCTTTATATAATCAATATCACCATCAGTAAGAATCGATAATACTGTTTCAGCTTTTGAATTACTATACTTGAAAAATTCCTTAATTAATTTTATGTTTTCAAGTTTCTTTCCCTTTACCCAAAACTTTCTTGGTCTTTTCTTTTTGGATATAATATTATAAAGAAAATCATAATGTAATTTCTTATCCACATCAGGATATCTATTTATCTCATTAACAATGTGAATTAAATCTGGTTGATACGATATTGAGCGATTAATCAGAAACTCTTTATAATCTTTTCTTTGCTCAATGTCCTCATCATAACCTTCCTTTACCATCAAGTCATTCGCATATTCAAAGGGATTCATTATTCCTCCTCAACAGGTGGTGGTGCATCAGCACGAAATTCTTTAAAGTGTGCAGTCAATGATTTATCATTAGGGTCCCATGCAATATTTTTCAAGTATGCTAAAGATGCTTTTTTCTTTTTTATTTTCCTTTTTGGTTTTGCAAATTCAGCTTCATTTCTTTTCAAAAACTCTTTTTCATTATATAAATCTTCCATCATTCTTCTTTGTTGATCTTCATAATAATCTTGTCTATGTCTATTTATCCTATCTTTAAAATCGTCTACTCTTTTATCCTTTTCTTTACGATCTTTATTGCTTTGTTTTTTTTCTTTTTGCTGACGTATTTTTATAATTTCTTCTTTTTTTGTATCATCTAAACTATTCCATTGTTGCATCAAAACTTTATTTAAATTATAAAAGATACGACTATATAAATCTTCATCTTCAAGTGATGCAGCTAATGCTAAAACAAGCGAAAAAGTTTTATTTAAATCCTCAATATCACCAACATAACCATTTTCATTTTCTACCATTTCACGACTAACAATTTCAATTGTATCGTTTGTACGAACAACCAAAGCACTATCATCAGGATTTAATATTAAATGTATTTTACCTTCTTTATCCGGTTTTAATTCATCCATCAGTAATACCCCCTCTTTTACTATTCATTATATATTTATAACCTTTAAAACATCACATTTATATAGGTAAAACTGCTTGTTGTTTTTGTGCCTCGTCAAATGTTTCAAAGCGTTTAATAGCATTAGAAGGCACGTGTTTCGAACATTTTTTAATCCACTTATTAAAATCTTCTTTTGTTTTAACATTTATTAAACTATTAATAATGGGAACACCAGAATCAAATTTTCTTTCTTTAATACCATCTGTTATTTTTATTATTGATTCGGCAAAATTATAGAATGATTCATATGCTATTAAAAAACGTGTATATAAATGAATAGTTACATCTGTTTTACAATCTAAATGAAATTTTTTTGAGGTTGTAAGATCATCACAAACTATCTTTAAATATTCATCAAAAGACATATTATCATAATATTTTCTAATAACTACACCATACTTATTATATAAATATTTAAATATTCGATCTGACTTTGGTGTCCTTACCTTACCAAACGGTATAGTTCCACCTTCTGGAAATAATTTACACTCTTTAACTAATATTTCACCTAATAAGGTATTCATTGCATGTGACGAAGAATCAAAAGTAATATCACAATCCAAATAACCACTTTCTTTTAATATTAACATTGAATATAATCTACCTTTTGAACCATAACCCAGAAGATGTAATTTATTTCCCATACCTGCTGGAATTTTCATAAATTTATATGATCCTAATAATTTGATAGTTTCTAATTTTCCTAATCCAGTACATGCTGAACTAACCGCAACACCTGCCAAAGTTGAATAATACTCTTCTGGTATTTGTGCTATAGCTGTATCAAAATAATCAACAAAATCCTGTATATCATTTCCTTGACAAATTAAAAATACTTTTGTTTTGGATTTCATTTTACGAATAATTTCAATCTGTTTTTTTACATTTAAACCAGTTTTAATAGCTTTTTCTTCTTTCCACTCGGTTATAAATTGTCTTCCTGAAAGATCAACTCTTGAAGCAGTACCAGCATATGCAGTAACATTAATAGGCATTTCATCAAAACACATAGCATAATCAGAATGCATTGCTTGCATTTCATAAACTTTTTGCTTTAATTCTTCTGTTATAGTTCGACCCGCTGTAATTACTTGTAAACCACCAGAATCCGCATACCATTTAGAACCGAAATATTTATATTTAGATAAATAACCATCCATTAAAACATCCTCATGATAGGCATTAAACATCATTTCAAAATTAATTTCTGATTTAAAATCACGAATAGTATCAGTAACCATATTAGCATATTTTTCATTATCCCTTTTGCACACTTTACCATTCTTAAGAACCATGGAGATTCCTGACATTATATATGTTAAGCTAGACATCTATTATATTCCTTTCTTATATTTTTCCTTTATCGTTTAATGCTGTTACCCAATCTTTATCTTCAGCGCCTCTATACTTACCCTCTAAAACTACAGATTTTAATTCTGGAAGCCATGGCGCATTCCAAGGATTATGTTTATAATATTTTTCTGGTATTGTTATTCCATTATTATGAAGTGAGACCCATTTACGAAAACATGGTTTACACCAACCACACGGTTGTTCATCACCTTCATAACAACTGTATGATTCTAATAAAGCATCTGAACTTCCACTTTTTTCCAAATATTCTTTAACAATTTCTGTTTTTGTTTTATCTTTATATGGTGAACTAACTGTAAAAACACGTTCTTCAGTCCAATGCTGTTCTTTCCATGTATAGTTTAACAGATCCATCATTTTCTTATAAAAAATAATATCTTTATCATATGATCTGTCCCCTTGTATACTTCCTAATATTAGATGTTCGCCATACATAGAAGCTAATAACATTAAATGAGCATTACGGTTTGGAACAATTGCATCATCACGTTCAAATACACTTAAATTTAAAACATTAGGTAAAAAAACTAGCTTATTTTTATCTACATAATTTTTTTTCTTAAGTATATCTAATTTTTTATTTTCTATCTGTTCATATTTACTTCCAGTTGGAATATACAACAACACATCGGGCTTTAATAAATAATCAAATATTAAGCTATCCATACCACCGGAAAATAAAAGAACTGTTTTACCAGTTACTTTTTGTTTACCACTAGTTATCATATTGACCATTATTTTATACCTTTCATATTATTTAACAAAGAAAAAAACTCAGTTTTCATTGATAGTTCATTACGAAGTAGACCACGAACTACTGATGTCATCATATCACTTTCATGTTCTTTAACACCCCTAGCCGTCATACAAAAATGTTCTGCTTTAACAATAACTCCTACACCTTTAGCTTCTGTTTCTTTCTCAATTATATCGGCAATTTGTTCTGTCATTTCTTCTTGTATTTGTGGTCTTGATACAACCCAGTCTACTATTCTATTAAATTTGGAAAGACCTATAACTTTTTTACCTGGAAATATTCCAATCCAACATTTACCATCTATTGGTTGAAAATGATGGGCACAGGTTGAATTTATAGTAATAGGCCCTGTCATATATAATTGATCATATTGTTTTGCATTCGGAAACGCTGTAATCTTAGGTAATTTTGTATAACGACCTTTAAAGATTTCTTGAACATACATTTTAGCAACTCTTTTAGCTGTATCCTTTGTATTATGATCATCCTCTGTATTAATAAGAAGTGCTTTTAATACTCCTTGAAATGCTTCTGCTACTTCAGATTCTATCTCTGGTAAATCTCTTTCATCAATAACATCAGAAATATTATCGTTTGCAAAATAATTAATATTTGATTTCTTTAAATAATCTAATATAGCTTCAGATGCTGTTATTTGTTTCATTCATTTCCTCCATGATATATGGAAACACTCTTTGGTGTTTCATGCCAAGTTACACTCGAAACTTCACAAAGAGGTTTCATTTTAGTTTTTGTAAATTCATAAATCCATTTAGAAAGGTTCTCTGAGGTGGGTGGAAAATCTAC